TTAAACATCTTTGTTTTTCTTCTTGTGTTTCTTTTTTTGGTTCAGATTGTTCGTTTAGAACGAAATTACGTATTGCTTTACGAAGTTGATTTTCATCTACTATATATTTTTTCATAATCGTTTTTATATTATAAATATCATTATTAATTAAAATAACTCAACACTATATTTATAATAAAAAATGGGATAACGATTGGATATTGTAATTTTGCGGGTTAGAATTCTTAATTTTAACTATTTATATATAACAAAATACTATGTCAAAAGAAATAAGAGAACAAATAGAGAAAGTAAAGAACTGGAGTCAACTTTTGAGTGAAAGTAAATCTATAAATTTTACTGAAAATCAAAAACGACTAAGAGAATATATCAAAATTCTAAAAAAAAATTATGATTTAGGTTTTGTAAAAGATAAGGGTGGGGATTATAATAAATTCGACATTATTATAAAATACTTTATTATAATTCACAATTTTCTTTACTTGGAAAATAACTATTTTAATATAGTTAAACTTTCTAATAAAGAAATAAACAAATATCTAAATTTACCAAAATTAAAAAATTTAGATGAAATAATAAACAAGTTTAATGAATTGTATGATACAAACTCTAAAGTTAGATTTGCCATCGAAACTTTAGATAGTATAGAAGAAATTCGTTTATTACTACCTAAGTTAAAAGATTTTACAAGTAAAATTTACAAATCATTTAATGTGGCCGAGTAAAAAATTTATTACACATAACTTGTGATTATCACATAAAAATTAAACAAACATATATGGATGATGATGAAACGGAGAAAAACTTGGAAACAAATCTTTTTGGGAAACGTATCAGTAAAGTTTCTGATGCTAGGGATGTTCTTCAACCCCTTCGGTTTCGATGTAGTCCAATTATATCTTATTTCTCTGACCGGAAATATATTTTACGCCAACTTAATTTTGTATTGTATTTCGGGGCTATTCTTTGGATTGTACTTTTTATTTCAAAAGTTATCTAAAAAGAATTGAATTACAACTTTACCTCAAATCTATCCTTCATTAATTGGATTTTATCTTCCGGAACATTATGTTCGTTGACACCATTATGTCGATTTTCAACTATCAAGGTTGTAACACGATAACCATACTTATTAGCCAATTCAATGTAAGGTTGCATCTCCCACTCTTGGGTAAATGTGTTGGAAACTACCAATGGTGAGTGGTCATATTTCATTACAAATTCAATTTCATCTTGACACCACTTATGAGCGTCTTTAATTTTTGATGGGTCAAACTTGTAATTACCATCCCTATCAACAAAAAACATATCGGCTTCTTTATGACAATAATCTTTTTTCACCAATGTTTTTGCAAATGTGCTCTTACCTGACCCTGGTAATCCTCTAACAATATATAATTCTTTTTCCATAATGCAAATATAGAGATATTTATTAATATAAAAAAACATTTTTATGAATTTAGATAATTTAATTACCAAAGTTTTAAGGGAACATATTAATCCCCCAATGAAATTAACTAAAAAAGTTAACGTTTCAGAAGACCTATCATACCATTTAGACAATAAAATATCATTGTCAGAAAATGTATTTAGAATTTATTCCCCAAAATATTTTAAACTAATCAATGAAGTTAGAGAATTATACAACAATAATTTAATTCAATTAAATGAAGAGGATATTTGGATTGTTGAATCTAATTTGGGTAAAAAAGTTATTCTTGAGAATGGTGATGAGGTTTGGTTGGATGCCCCAATGTATGAAGATGATGTTGAGGATATATTGACTGAAGCAAAACATAGAGGTAAGAATGTTAAATTGAATAGTCCATTTAGAACACCGGGGGGTCCTAAAAAATTCGCGGTATATGTTAAAACACCTAAAGGAACAATTAAGAAAGTTACATTTGGTGACCCTAATTTAAGAGTTAGAAACGCCAATAAAGCTAGAGCAAAATCATTTAGAGCTCGTCATAAATGTGACCAAAAGAAAGATAGAACAACGGCAGGGTACTGGAGCTGTTCAATTGGGAGATTTTCTAAAAAATTAGGGTTAAAAAGTTCTAATTCTTGGTGATTTTTGTAATGTATCTAGATACTTATAGTAAACTAGATTATGCAAATATATAAAATAACTAATTTATTAAATGGTAAAATTTACATAGGAAAAGATACCACCAATAATGAAAAATATTTTGGTTCGGGAAAATTAATAACTAGAGCAATTAAAAAATTCGGTATTGATAATTTCAGTAAGACAATTTTAGAAGAATGTAATACTAATGATGAACTATGTGAAAAAGAAAAATTTTGGATAGCTAAATTTAATTCTACAAATTTAAATATTGGATATAACATTTCGTTTGGTGGTGATGGTGGTGATACTATATCTAATCACCCAAAAAAAAATGAAATTATTAGAAAAATTTCAGAAACTATGAAACAAAAAGAATTTAGTGAAGAACATAAAAAAAAATTATCAGATAATCATTATAGTACTAAGTATCGAAAAGGTAAAAACTATAATGAGATGTATGGTGAAGAAAAATCTTTAGAATATAAACAAAAATTAATTGATTCTAGGAAAAAATATAAAAATCAAAAGGATAGATTGGGTGATAAATATGATGGTTATATTGATAATTTAAAGAAAAGATTTATAGGTGAAAATAATCCTATGAAAAAAAACAAATATTATTGGTATTATAACATTATAACTGGTGAACAGATTAGAGTGGTTGAGAATGGACATATTCCTAATGGATATAAAAAAGGGAGAAAAAAAAAATAAAATATTTATATGATGAATGACTTACCATTTAATGAGACCTTATCAAATAAAAAACGAATCAGAATATTCAATGAGAATGTTGATGATGATGAATTAAAATGGCATAGAGATAGGGAAAATAGAATGGTTAAAGTAATCCAAAGTAATGGTTGGGAATTACAAATGGATGACGAATTACCCAAACTAATGAATAATGGTGATACATTTATAATCCCCGAAGGTGTTTACCATAGAATAATCAAAGGTGTTGGTGACCTTAAAGTTGAGATTGAATTTATTGATTAAATCTCTTTAAAGCGTTCTCAGTAATAAACACAAATTTTGAATCTTTAAATTCCTCCAAATTATTTGAATTGGTATAAGACATTGATGACGCTAGGTAATCTTTAAAATTTTGTATCCACCCGGATAATCGATATTCGACCTTATTTGTTTTAACCAATCCTTCCGCGGTTTTTAACTCCTTACGTTTCCATTTCTCTTGTACGGCCTTTGTACTCATACCTCTGAAGTGTTTGTACATATGTTTACGTAGTTTGGGGTATTTTTCCCACAAATAATTGGAACATTTGGGACTGATTGATATTCTATTGAATAGTTTGGTTGTAGAACAAGATTCCAAACACTTATTTAACATTCCCCCTAACATTACATAATCCGCACCTAACATTAAGGCTTTAATGATGTCATCATAATTTCTAAACCCACCATCGGCAACAATTTCGGTGCGGTAATTATGGTCTTTTTTATATTTATAACATTCATTGATTAATGAGGCCATAGGATAGTGAACACCAGTATTTGACGCGGTTAAACAACCACTTCCACCACCAATACCAACTCTAACATAATCAACACCAATTTCAGAAAACAATTTATATGTTTTGGGGTTTGCGATATTCCCAACCATTAATTTAATCTTATTTGATTTACGGTTTTTTATAAATTCTTTACATAGAGTATGTAATCTTTCCATATGACCATTTGCAATGTCAACAAGAATGTTTGAATTCATTTTATCCGCGTATTTTACATATCCTTCAAACTCATCTAATGACATTGAAAGAAATGTATCATTATGTTTTGGGGTAACACCTCTTGGAACACAAACTCTTAAATTACTATTAACAAATGTGTCTTGGGTTTCATAATCCACAACCGTATCCATTGGGGACACAAATATTGGGAGATAACCCTCATCATCAGTCACTTTAATCGACTTACGTGAGTTTATTTTTGATAGGGGTTCTGGGACAATTGTTATGTCTTTAAAATCAAATTTTTGTTTCATTGTTTTCTATTAATTGTTTAACTCTTTTTTTTCCTTTTTCACCAATTGGGATTGGGTTACCTTCTTCATCAATTCTAACAAAAGTAATGTTAGTTTTCAAAACCAATGTTTGATTTCCTGTATAAACATTGTGTCCTCTAGCTTCCATATATAATTTAATTGACGAATTCCCAATACTTGCGGGATATCCATATATCTTTAATAGTTGACCTTCTTTTGCTGGTTTCTCAAAGTTACATTGGTCAATTGAAACTGTAACCACTCTAGGTGTATCACACAATTGCATTGCGTATCCAGCTGCCGCGGTATCAATCCACGACAATAAAGACCCCCCAAATAAATTACCATGGAAACCTAGGTCAGATTTTTTAATTAAATGATTGTTTAATAATTCCATATCCAAAATATAAGGATTTAAAAAACTAAAATCCACTTTTTTAAATAAATCTATATTTATTATTATGAGTGACTTAA